TATAGGACCCCGCCGCCAGCCCGGCGATCGTGGTGGCGAGCGTGTTGGAGTTCGTCAGATAGGGCACGTCCGCGCCCGCGCCAAGCTGATAGGCGACGTCATAGCCCGTGATCGCGCAGCCCGTGGCGGCCGTCCAGTTGACGACCACGGCGCCGGAACTCGCGACCGGCTCGATCGCCGTCACGGTCGCGGGCGCGGCCGGTGCGCCCGGCCCAGCCAGCAGGACCGGGCGAGCGGGAACCGTCGAAAGGTCCTGCAGGTTCGACCCGTCGGCCGAGCGCGCCGCAAATTTCAGATAGATGGTTGTCCCGATCAGCGCCGGGTCGTAGGGAATGACGATCGAGTTCGAGCCAATAAGCGCGAACTGGTCGCCGGCAGCATGGGCAGCAATCGCGGTCCCAAGTTGGCCGCGGCGGATATATATATCGAGGTCATACTGGCTCGGACCTGTCAGGGTGACGTCGGTAAAGTCGATAATTTCCACGACGCCGCCGGTCGTAATCATCGCCGCCGACAGGCCCGCGTCGGCGGCCTGCTGGCTAAACGGCGACACGCTACCGAAGGATTCCGACAGGTCAATCGACAGGGTATCGGTCGTATCCGGATCGCTGCCCGACGCGAAACTGGCCGTCAGGACGCCAATCGGCGACGGGCCGGGGATATCCTGCGGGTTTTGGTTATAGGTCACGCCGCCGTCTAGGCTGACCCAGACCTGGGCCGATCCCCAGAAGTTGCAGAGGCCGCCCCATGAGATTTTTATTTCGCCGTCGCCGCCTCGGGCCACGGAACCAGGGAAGAAGCGGGAACCGCCAGCGCCGCCGCCAGGCTGGCCGCCGTCGCCGCCTTTCGTGCCCGGATTATTGCCAGCAGTAGCGCCGCCGCCGCCGCCGCCGCCGCGATCTGGGTCACTTTGTCCAGCGACGCCGACGTCAGGATAAACCCCCGCGCCATGACCGCCAGATAATCCCGCGCCGTTCGTTCCGCCAGTGCCGCCGGGACTATCGCCGCCCACAGTCCCGCCGTCCGACGCGCCGCCGCCTGCTCCCGTTAGGTCTCCACCGAAAGCGTGACCGCCGACCGCGCCGTCGCCATCCGGACCGCCAGCCCCGCCGCCGCCGCCGAAATCATTGCCGCCGTCGCCGCCGCTGAACTTAATTGGCCCGATGCCGTTACTCGCCAGACCGCCGCGCCCGACGACGAACGTACTACCCGCCCACCCGCCCTCTGCCCTGTAAGTTGTCGACGTGTCGAACCAAGTGTAGACAGAGCTTTGCCCGGTGTTTTGCGTCGGGATATTAACGGGGATTACCTGACCCGGTGTGACCGCGACGTTCGTCGCTTTCGTGTATGCGCCGCCGCCGCCCGGGCAATAGTTAGCTTCGCCGCCCGGAGCCCATAGCTCGATGCTGTCGAGCAAGAAAACGCCCGGCGGAACGGTGAAGGAAGTCGTCCCGGGGCCGAGCGTCGCGCCGCCTTCGGACGTCCCGGCGCCCGCCGCGGCTATTACCAGCGCGGGGGACGTCGCGCTCATGGCCCGGCATAGGGTCGCGTCCCAGATAGCGACGATCGTCGGGCCCGGCGGGCATGACGGCGGCAAGCCGTTCGGCAAAGGAGTTTCGCTCGCATAGGGGAACGCCTGGCCGGGTAGAACTTCCTCGGCCGTGAAGGTCAGCGTCCCGCCGTCGTTTTCCTGAATTTCGCGGATCCGGACGACCAAGCCGCTGATATTCTGGGTCGCGCTGTTCAGCGTGACCTTGTCCATGGGATCGAGCGCGATCCATCGCTGGTCGGCAGTCCATGAATAGGTATTGCGGACATACAGGCGGGCAAGCTGCAGGTGCGCGGACAGCAGCGCCGAGGACTGGCTTTTGAAAAAATGATTTGTGACGATCTGGCCCGGCCGGTAGTGGAACTGCGATATCAGGGCCTCGTCCTTGGCCTCGACGACCGACGGGTTATATTGATTCGTCCGCGGCAGGCATTCGACCCTGACCGAGTTCGGCGCGTCCTCGGCCCAGGACGACCGCACGCATGAAATCGGCGTCTGGGCGTCGCCGTTTTGGTTCGGCAGATAGTCGCCGTCGTTGAATGTCGCGACCGATCCCGTCGGCGTGTAGGCCCCGCCATTGGCCGACAGCGCGACGTCGCCGTAAGACCTGATATCGAGAGTCCCGTTCCAGACGATTTCGCAGTTCAGCGCCGCGACAAGGCCGGTCAGGTAGTTATTCAGCGCCTGCGACGCCATGAGGTTGTCGGAAATGACGAGGCCGGTCGCCAGACAGTAATTGGCGAAAACGTCCATTGTCGCGACCGAGGCCGAGGGGAAGCCCGCGCCCCAATTTGGGTCACTCAATAGCGCCTTGATCCAGTCGCGAGGGTTGCAGTCCGGCAGGCCAGCGATAGCGTTCGTTAGGTCAGCGCGCCAGAGAACTTCATAGGTAAAATTCGGAAGCGCGGTCGACTGCCCGAGGTCGAAATCCGCGATCGCCTGGTAAGCCAGGCCGCGATAGGCGAGCGCCTGCGAAGGGTGACGCGAGACAATGACCGACCAGGGGTTTTGCGTGTAGGTCCCGAGAAAGACGTTGCCCAGCGACAGCGGCTTGATCTGGTCCTGATTGTTCCAATAGCCGACGAATGACGAAATCGGGCCTTCGCCGACCGACCACATAAGGGTCGCCTTGTATTTGAACGACGTCGCGCCGCTGCCGCCCTTGCCGGAACTGACGACGCCGCCCTTCCCGCCGCCGCCCTTGCCCCCGCTGTTCTGGACCGGGATTGCCTGAAAGTCGTAATAGCCGAATACCGTCGGCGCTAGGCGCGTTTGTCCGCAACCGATCTGGCGCGGCGATCCGACGATCGACGACTGGATTTTCAGCCGCGTGTCGGCGACTGCGGGCTTATTGACGTTCGACCCGGCCTTGTTGAAAAGGAAGCTCACGGCGGCGGCCAGTGTGAAAAGAATCGCGCGCCCGTTCGATTGTCGCCGAGTTGGTCGACCCGGTCACGTTGGACGCGCCCGGCCTCAAAGAGGGCGTGGACGACCTCGGGCCAGCCTGGGTCGACAATGATCGCGCCGTGCGCCAGTTGACGGCCCAGCGGCCAGAGGACCAGGTCGGCGGGCTTTGCGCGATCCTGGTCGATCGGCTTCGCGTGTTGCAGGACGATATCCCGGTACAGGGCTTCGTTCCGATGCAAAAACCAGGTCCGGTCATACTTTGGGATCGTCGGCGGCGGGATCACGCCCGCAGCCGGATAGACGAGCGCGGGCAGCATGGCGCAATCGACGCCGACGCCCTTGAGTGTGCCGCGGTCATGGTAGGGCGTCCCCAGCCAGGTCAGGGCCTCGACGACGACGGCGATCCGCTGGGCGACTTCCTGTTCGGTCCCGCAGCGCCAACGCGCGGCCTCGGCCTTGCGGTCCATGGTGAGCGCGACCAGGTCGAGGCCGTCGGCGATCAGGGTATGGGTTCGGGCGTCAAACATCAGAACGACGACTCCGGAACCGGGATATCGGGCTCGCCGCCGAAGTTCAGCAGATTGCCGAACAGGGTACAGGTCGCCTTTGTCTTGTCGCATCCCGGGTAGGCGGTGAACGGGTCGCCCGCGGCCAGCGTGAAGGGGAAGGGCGCCGAAAGCGTCATGGTCTTGGTCCCGGCATTCCACGCGATGATCATTCGCCAAAAATTCTTGTTAAGCCCGTCGGTCATTTGGATTTTTCCCAGCGCGTAGGTCGCCGAGCCGCCCGGGACAGCCAGCGCCGCGGCCGTGATCGTCGGCGGCGATAGCGCGCTCGAGGTGACGACGGCGTTCTGGGCGAAGCTGGCGGCCGGCAGCGACCCCGCATTGTTGCAGCCAGGGCCGAACAGCGTATGGGCGCAACCGTACTGAAACAGATTCACGGGCATTTCCGTGTCGAGTAGCTTCGTCAGGCTGTCGATATTCAGGACGACGACGCCATAACCGACGTCGACCTCGCCGATCGTGCCGGTGAAAATCCGATAAGCGCCGAGAGGCTTTAGAACCGCAGGCAAATATATCGGCTGGACTATCCACGCGCGATCGACCGTGACGAGCGCGTTATCCAGCATCCCGCCGCGGCAGGCCTGGGCGAAAGGTATCGACCCGATTTTGTCAGGATCGGCCGCGCCCGTGATCGCGTCGACCGTCCGCGGATAGAAGTAGACGACCCATTTGTCGACGGGCACGCCGACCGACCAATGGGCGAGCGCGCGCTTGCTCGGGTCGTCGACCCTGACGGCGCCATGAACCCAGACGTTACCCGACAGGTCCGATATATCGACGTCGGAATTCGTGTAGCGCAGGACTTGCCCGCCGACGCAATTGATCGTGTAGAGGTCGCAATAGGCCGTGTCGTATGGCGTCTTGGGCGTCCCGGCGAGCAATGCCGCGAGCGCGCCCGAGGACTGTTCGAATAGCGGGGACTTCACAGTTTTTCGCCCGAAAACGTGATTTTTTTAAGCTCGTAAAGGATTGAGTCCATTTGCGACAGGTCGGCGGAATCGTCGTCGAACCTGACAAGCCAGCGATAGGTTCCCGACCAGGACAGGGTATGACCGGCGGCAGGCGGCGTTATGAAATTGACGATCCCGCCGTTCCCCAGCGTGAAGGCGGTCGTCGGCGATCCGTTGTCTTTGACCGTGATCGGCGCGAGCGGCGACTGGATCGCCTCGGCAAAGCCGCCCGGGACCAGACGGCGCGCAAGCTGAAACGCCGTGGTCGTGCCGTCGCCGACGCCGAAAACCTGGTCGGTCGCCAGATTGTCGAGCGGGTCGGTGTAGTAGAAGGGCTGCGCGGCCGCGAGCGAGTTGAAGAAATCAAGGAAGGTCTGCCATTCCGGATGGCTCGCGAGGACGCGCAAAAAAGAATAGGTGATCGTCCACTGGTACAGGGGAATGAAATAAAGCTGGTTGACGCTGCGCGTCCCGGCGAGCGACTGGCGGCGCGCGTTCGACCATTGCGGCTTGCGCCCGCGCGGGAAGGTCAGACCGGCGGGCAGCGCCGGAAGCTCGGGGACGACGTATCCGACGCCCAGCGTGATCAGCGACCCGTCGGTCTGGGTGATCTTTCCCGCGCCTGCCGACTGCGCGAGGTAAAGGATTTGCAGCGACATGGTATCAGTCCGGGTCGCGGTAGCAGGCGATTGTCCCAGCCACAAGGTTTCCGTTGTCGGAAAAGAACCTAATTCCCGTGACGGCCGTCCCGGTCGTCAGCCAATCGCCGCCGACCCCGGCGTCGAGATGGGCCGGGGCGCTGTTTTCATATGACGTTTGGCCGGTGTAATGCTTGCGAAGCGACGTGCTGGCTAGGTTGTGCCAAATCAGGTGATAGACGTCGACCGAGAAGCCCGCCGTCGTGCCGACCGATATCGCCAGGGTATTGAACGCGACAGCGGAACCCGCGCCGTTAGAGGGCGAATTCCCCGTCGTAAATCCGAGTTGCGTCCATTCATAATTGCTGCCGGTGTCTGGCGTAAAGCTGCCCGTGGTCAAAACCCGCATTTGCAAGTTCGCGGTCGAGGTCGCGAAAGTAAGCCCGCGGATTTCGAACCGATACGAGGCGACCGACCCGTCGACGCATGTCGTGAAATCGAGGATCGCCGAGGAATTGTTCGCCGTGTGGGTCTCGGCCGCGCCTGTGCTTCCGCCGCCGCAAACGCCGCCGTCCTTGATCAGCGCGCCGGTCGTGCCGTCGAACGCCGCGCAATGGCTATCGACCGCCGAGGAAGGCCCGACGACCGACTTTGTCGACCCGCCGACATGGGTTGAATCGTAAACCTTGCCGCCGATCGTGGCCTTGTCGGCGACGATCGACTGCCCGGCATAGGCGACCAGCATTGCGCCCAGCAGGAAGGCCAGCGCGGGCGTGAGGTATTTTTTCATGGCTCAATGTCCCCTTATGACGATGACGGCGTCGATCGCGCCGGCGGAAGTGTCGGGAAGCGTGACCTTGGTCAGGATCACGGTCGAGGCCGGGCTCGAGTCCCATAGCGCGACCGCGTAATCGGTGAACGCGACCGGAAACGTATAATCTTGCGCGGTCGACTGCCAGCCCTTGAGCGTGACGACGACCTCTTTGTTCCCTAACCGGTCCCGTTGTTCGCACCATGCCGATCCCGCGATGCTTCCGGCTAATTGCGTGACGGTGTCCCACATTTGCGCGACGGCGCTCGGCGGGACCTGCTTGGGAACGCCGGCCTGAACGACGACCATGGGCTCGGTCGTGAGCGGCAGGGTGGCGGACGGTAGCGCCGCGGCCCAGGTTTCATACGGTAGGTCGGCCATGTCGTCCCCTCAATTCCTCGGGCGCAAGCCCGGGTTTTGCGTGAAGTGTCGCGCGGTATTTTTGGCGAATTCCCGCCCGTGAATTTCCAGCATACGCTTTACCGATGCCCCGTCGACGGCGTGAATGACCGGGGCATAGATAAAGCCCGCGCCCGATCCCGGCGCCGCGTCGAGGAATTTCGCCGATATGTCGGCCGGCAGCACGACCTCGTCTTGGTGGACGACCGCAAGCTGGTCGCGATCAACCACCATGCCGCCAGCCGCCGAGGCAAGGGGAAGCTGGGCCAAGACCAAGGCCTCGGCTGCGGCCGCCGGTCCAGCGGCGAGCGGGCCCAACAATGGCGCCTGGTTGGCGAACACGCCGGCGAACGCCAGGGCCGCGTCAGCCGTCACCGTGGCGGCATTGAGCGCGGCCTGTGCGGCATGAGCCGCGAGCGCGCCCGCGGTCTCGGACGTGGCGCGAACGGTCGCCTGCGCGGTCGTGGCGGCCGACATGCCGACTTCCGTCGCAATCCAGTTAGCCAGCCGCGTAAAGCCGAACTGAATAAACTTCGCCAGCAAGCCGTCGAGCAGGTTGCCGACCGCCTGCATGGCCGTCTGGGTGCCCTGTAGGATGCCGTTGGCCGATTGCGTGAGCGACGCGGTGATGGGGTCCAGCCACGCCTTGACCTCGGACGCCTGGGCTTGCGCCGCCTGGTCGGCGAGCGCCGCCATCTTCTGATTATGTTGGAGTGTCAGGTCCTCGATCTGCTGATAAAGCGTCCGCTTCTGGTCATAGGTCAGGCCATTGACGGCGAGTTCCCGTTGCAGGGCCGTGAGGTCGTTTTCATAAATCTGGTCCGTGATCGCGGTTTCCTGCGCGATCTCGTCGGACCCCGATATCAGGCCGAGCGACTGCTTTGATTTGATATGGCCGAGTTCGATTTCCAGCTTCGAGTCCGCGGCTTTCTGTTCCGAGGCAATCGCGTCCTCGTCGATTTGAATCATCCGGGCCTGGTGTTCTTTGGCCGCCGCCTCGACGACCGCCATCGCGGCCCGGTACTGCGGCCCGAGCTTTCCCCAGGTGGCCGCGACGTCGTCGGCTTCCTTTTGCGCGGCCTGGACGCGCTCGATCGAACCCTTTTCCGCTTCCTGAACGGCGAGCTGGTCCTGGGCGAGGGTTTCCTGGGCGTTCTGTAACGCGATCTGTTTATTGAGGTTGAAAATCGTGTTCTGGATATCGAACCACTCTTGGGACTTGGCCTTTGTCAGGGCGAGCTTGTCCTCCCAGAACGCCAGCTCGGCGGCCTTCGTGTCGGCGAAATAGTTGTTCGACGCCTCGAGCTGCTGTTGCAGCTCATTGCGCCAGGCCGCCAGTTGCTCGGCGCCGGTCTGCGGTGCCGTGAAGGTCTTGGTCCCGCCCGTGCCCGAACCCGTGTCCGAGGCCGCGCCCGACCCCAGACGGCTATCCCCGCCGGCGATCCCCGGGACGGCCCCGCCCTCGTTGCCGATCTTTTTCGTCAGGTCGTCGATTTTCGCCAGGTCGTCGAGGATCGCGTGTTGCTTGTCGAACCACGGATTCAATCGTTCGGCGATGGTAAAGACGTTGTTTTCCATGT